GAGTGCACCTGGCACAGATTTATGGAAACATTACTCTGACGTAATGAATGAAGGACTTATCTATATTCATAATAGAGCAACAGGTCATTCTAAATCATTAAAGACTCAATGGAAACAGTTTAATAACATTGGACTTAATGGTGTAGAATGGAATTCTTTGTATGTAATAGGTGCAAGACCTGGTGTAAAAAGGTCAAAATTGTCTTGCACTTATCATGTAAAAGACTTATCTTTGTTATATAGATAAAGACAAACAAAATGGTACAGATAGCAAATAATTTAAAAAAATGTTCTGGGATTTATGTAATAATAAATGTTTTTAATAAAAAAATATATATAGGAAGTTCTACTAATATTTATAATAGACTTCAAAAACATTTTTCTTTATTAAGACATAACAAACATGAAAACATAAAACTTCAAAATAGTTTTAATAAACATGGTGAAAAATATTTTTCTTATCATGTTTTAGAATTTTGCTATGAAACTCTGCTTTTAGAAAAAGAGCAGTATTATATTGATAATTTAAAACCAATATATAATATAACATTACAAGTAGAAAGAAATACACTCTCAATTGAATCAAGATTGAAGATTTCAAATACACTTAAACAAAATTATAAAAATGGTTATATTCAAACACAACATACTGAAATTGATGTTTATGATTTAAAAGGTAACTTTTTAAAAAGTTATTATACTGTATCTGAATGTTACAGAGATTTAAAAATAGCAGAATCAAGTATTTATAGATGTTTAAATGGAAAACATAATCAATGTAAAGGATATAAATTTAAAAAAAAATTACTTGCACCAGTAAAATTGGGTGAATTCAGTGAAACTCCAGAAGTGGACAATACTGAGCTAAGATAAAGTCTAAATGTCTTTATAAAGTGCAACGACTAATTCTTGAAACTATAGTAATATAGAATATAATAGAAACACGAGCGCCCAACACTAGAAATAGTGATGATATAGTCTGAACTACACCATAACAAAATAAAGTGTAGAACTAAAGGATAAAGAGCCTTTAGGATAACAACATGAGGTAAAACTCTGATAGCAAGCTCTTTAACAAGAGAACTACAGACTCTAAATCCAGACCAAGATTTTGCAGTGTTACACTTTCAGTTTGAAATGCTTGGTAGAAACATGGCACTACGTGAGTTTTCATCTGCAAACAACATGAATATTAGATATTTACAATCTGCAAAAGATGATGGTATGCCTTCATTATCTAAAACAGATTTTGACAAATTAAAAGCGTATGCATCCGCAAACAAAACTAGACAAGAGTTTATTATTGACAAAGCTCTTACTGTTAATGAGATGCAATCAGCATTGATTCAATTTTACAAAAAAGTTGGGAAACCATTTGTTGTAACTTTAGATCACACTCTTTTAGTAAAACAAAGTGGTAGTGAGAAAAGCAAACAAGAAACTTTAAATAATCTTGCTGTTATGTTAGCAGAGATGAAAAATAAGTTACCTGTTATGTTTATCATATTAACACAGTTAAATAGAGAGATTGATGATGCTGAAAGACAAAAGCCAGGTCAGGCAGGAAATTATCCTACTGAAAAAGATGTTTTTGGAAGTGATGCATTATTACAATGCGCTGATGTTATGATTGCTTATAACAGACCTGCAAAGTATAATATATCTGATTATGGACCACATCATTTTATGATTACTCCATCTGATAAATATTTATTGGCAATGCATGTATTAAAAAACAGATATGGAGAAGTAGGTATTCAATGGTATAGAGCAAATTATGCTAAAATGCTTGTTGAAGAAGCTATTGAACCTAGTTGTAGAATTATTAGAAAATTATAAATTAAATTAGTTAACATGGCAGAACTATTAAGAAAGAAGAAGCACATTAATGTAATTACAGCTGAATTTAGACCTTATTGGGAACAGTTATTTGTAGAAAATGGAATTGAAAATCCAACTTTTCTTGCAAAACTTTGTTATCAAGGAAGTGAATTTGAAATTGTAGATGGTAGAAAATCTGAATGCGTTAGATTTTTTGCAAATGAGTTGTCTAAGAATCAAGATTTGTTTATTGAGTTATTTGATTGGTATGATAAACCTTATGAGGAAAATCATAGAAATCTTTATAGATTAAAAAACAAACCTGATTGGAAAACTGCTCCAAATTATTGTGTTGAAGTAACATTAAAAAGTGATGGCACAAGTTTACCTTTTACAACATATGCTGTAAGAGTAGCAGACTTAGAATTGATAAGCAGAAATAAAATTGAAACTGCTTATCCAGAAATGACAAAAACATCAACTGTGATTGAGGAAAAACCCCAACAAAAAACTTTAGAGTTTGCAGCAGTTGATTTAGGTACTTTTGAAGAAGAGTTACCTTTTACAGAAAAAGAAGATAATCACTATGCACAAATGACAATTAGAGACATCTATTGTATTGTAAACAAAGTGCCCTTATCAAACAAAAAATGGTTAAATACTTTAATTGACGAAGGTAAAAAATGGCAGAAGTAACAAAAGCAACAGAGACAGTTGCAACACCAGGTATTGTATTACCAATGAGTCCAGTAGGAGCACTTACAAAAAGTCCTAAAAATCTATTAATATTTAGTAAACCTAAAGTAGGTAAAACAACATTAATGTCTCAACTACCTGATAGTTTACTTATAGATTTAGAAGAAGGTTCTGATTATGTATCTGCTGTAAAAATTAAAATTACTACTATTCAAGAATTATTTAATCTTGAACAAGCAATTTTAGCTGCTGGTAAGCCATATAAGTATATTGCTATTGACACAGTATCAGCTTTAGAAGAATTATGTATTCCTTATGCAGAGTTCTTGTATTCAAAATCACCAATGGGTGCAAACTGGTTTACTCAAGGTAAACCTAAACATGGAAGTATCCTTAACATGGCAAATGGTGCTGGTTATCCATGGTTAAGACAAGCCTTTGAAGATGTAATTAAAAGATTTAAAGTATTAGCACCACGTTTAATCTTACTAGGTCACGTAAAAGACACTATGTTAGAAAAGAATGGTAGTACATTTGAAGCTTTAGATTTAAACTTAACAGGTAAGTTAAAAATATTTACTACTTCCAAAGCAGATGCTATTGGTTATTTAGTAAGAAAAGGAAACAAAAATATCTTAAGTTTTAAGACTCAAGATGATATTCTTTGTGGTGCAAGACCAGAACATCTAAGAAACAAAGAGATTGTTATCTCTGAAATTGCAGAAGATGGGACAGTAACAACCCACTGGGATCAAGTATTTATAGATTAATTAACAAATTTAAAATTAAAAAAAGATGAGCTTTAGTTTAAACAATTTTTCAGCAGCAGAAAGTACATTTGTACAAAAAGGATTACAACCAGGAACACACCAGTGTTCAATATTAGATTTAAAACTTGAAAAACCACCATATGATCCAAATCAATATAACTTAGTGTTTTCATTGATGGGACCTGAATTAGGAGGTGATTTTGAAGGTTTTCAAATAAACAGACTTGATCCTTCTAAAGGAAACTATAAAGGTCAAATTGGTAATGTAAAAGCTAACCAATATGGTTTTAAAGACTGGGAATACAAAGGTAAAAGTATTTCAAGAGATGAATCTATTCAAAACTTTTTAGGTACTTTCTTAAAACAAGTTAATTTATTAGATCAATTTCAAGGTCAAAATATTAATGCAGAATCTATTGAAGATCTTGTTGCTGAAATCAGAGCATTTCTTATTAAAGGTGAATATACATTTTTCTTTACATTAGGTGCTCAAAGATATTACAAAGATGGATCTGAATATCCAAATTATGCTTTATATTTGCCAAAAAGATTAGAGGGTAAATTTGCATATGCTAATACAGCAGAAGATCCTAAGTTAGCAGTATTTAATGAAGCTATTCATGTATATGATAAAAAAGTTGCAGGTGCTGTAACTGAAGAAACTGCTACATTAACTCAAGGATTTGCTCCTGCTGCTGATGTATTTGGTTCTCCTATGGCTTCTGCTCCAGTTTTTGAAGAAAATGTAAATGACTTACAATTACCATAATTAGAATGTTTTATTTTTAAAGATGAGGGTAGATGTAATGTCTACCCTTTTCATTTATAATTAAAATGTACTATTATGTTTAGCTTAAACAATTTTATATGTGACATCAAAGATGTACCAAGTGATTGGATATTTGAATATTATTTAGAATTACCAGAACACCTTACAGGTCAAAGAGTTAGAATTAACAGTATATTTAATCCTGCTGATAAAACTCCATCAATGTATATATATTATTATCAAGAAGGAAATCAATATAGATATAAATGTTTTTCTACAGGTAATGGTGGTACTGCAGTTGATTTGATGAAGTACCTATGGAAATCTGATTATGGTTATACCATAAATACAATTTTAAGAGATTACAATAACTTCATGAAATCTGGTAAACCTTGTGTTAAAAAAGATTTCAATAATGTACATTGGATTGTTTCTGATTATACAATAAAAGAATGGAATACAAATGATGCAAAGTTTTGGCTGCAGTTTAATATAGGTAGTGAATTGTTAAATAGATATAATGTTATTCCTATTGCCAGTTACACCATGTGTAAAAAGATCAATGATACTTTTACAGATGAAATGTTTACTGTTACAAAGGAAAACACATATGGTTATTTTAATAATAAACATGAACTGTATAAACTTTACCAACCTTTGAAAATTGAAAAAAAGTTTCTTAAACTTGGTGATTGTATTCAAGGTCTTGAGCAATTAGAAGGTAAGAGATTTTTAGTTATTACATCTTCTCTTAAAGATTGTATGGCAATCAAAAGCATTCCTGGACTTAATGTAGATGTTGTTGCACCAGATAGTGAAAACTCAAAAC